ATGGCCTGTTTATACCCCAAAACAACTCGATAAGTCATGATCAGGCCGGTTCAAGTCATGATTGATACACCATCGGTTGAAATCGTCTCAGATCGGCCCACATCGGTTTTTTCGCCGGTAACAGCTCCACGAATCCACTCACCGCTCAATGATTTGCCATCACGCGGCTTTGAATTGATCGATTTCGCTGATCAAATCTTTCCCGATGGCTTTATGCCGTGGCAAAAGTGGTTGGCCGAACACTCGCTCAAGATGAAACCGGATGGCCGCTACCACCACCCAATTTCGGTCGCGACTGTGGCGAGACAAAATGGCAAGAGCACTTACATGATGGCCCGGATACTTATGGGCTTGTTTCATTGGGATGAGTCGCTTCAAGTTTCGACAGCTCACAGATTAGTGACATCGCTTGAGCAATTTCGGGCGATTGTGCAGATCATTGAGGAAAATGCGGATTTGGCCAATCAGGTCAAGCGCATCCGCTGGCAACATGGTGCCGAGGAAATCCAGACAGTCACCGGCAATCGATTCATCATCAAAGCCGGAGGATCGGCAGCTCGTGGATTGTCAAAACCCGAAACTATCCACATGGATGAAATCCGAGAGCTACACGACATGGAAACCTTTGCCGCTATGCGCTACACCTTGATGGCTGCAAAAAATCCACAGGTCAATTGCTTTTCCTCAGCTGGTGATTCTCACTCAGTCGTTTTGAATCTTTTGCGTGAAAGAGGATTGGCCGCAGCTAGTGGCGCAGCCGATGATGTGGGCTATTTTGAGTGGTCGGCTCCAACCGATGAGATTTCGCTCGAAAATGCAGCTTTTGCCAATCCCGGCCTTGGCATCACAATTCACCCGGACAACATCCGAGCCGTTTTCAATGATCCTCCCGATGTCGTAATGACAGAGGTTTTGAATCGATGGGTTCAGACAATCTCAAGCGTTGTGGGTGCCAAAGAGTGGCAAGAGTGTGGCGATGAAACTATTGACCTCGATGAGGACAAGCTCACATGGATGGCGATCGACATTTCACCAGACAGAAAACACGCGGCATTGGTTGCAGCGCAAAAGCTTGAAAATGAAAGTTTTGTGGTAAAGCTATTGCATACATGGGAAAACACAATCCAGCTTGATGATCGGGCAATTGCCAACGATGCTGCCTCGTATTGCCGCAAATACCCAATTGAGTATTTGTTGTACTCACGGCGCACATCTGGAGCTGTTGCAGCGCGTATGCAGCCGGCTGGTATCCCAATCCATGACATGGACAGCGATTATCCTCAAGCTTGTGATGAGCTTTTGGGTGCAATCAATTCGGGTCGGTTAAAACACCGAAACCAATCATCGCTGACAGAGCAAATTCTCTCAGCTGTGCAATTGCGCCGTGGTGATGGTGGATGGGTTATCGGAAGGCGTGCCAGCGGCACAGCTGTTTGTGCAGCCGTAGCAGCCGCACTCGCAACACACTTTGCGACACGCCCAGAAACCGAAATCGACATTTTAGTGGGTTGATGCTTGACATTTTGAGAAAATGCGCCCATGGGATTATTTGATCGAAAGCGCACCATTGAAACTGTCGCGATTCAGCGCGGTGCTGATGTAGCTGCACAAATTGGGCCAGCTCCAACGCTGGATGCATTTTTCCCATTTGGTGGAGCTGATTACATCGTAAGCCGCGAGGAAGCCATGAGCGTGCCAGCAATTGCTCGCGCACGAAACATGATTTGCAATTCGATTGCCACAATTCCTTTGATCACACGCGATAAAGATACCGGTGCAATCATTGATCAACCTGTTGTGATTTCTGATCCGGATAAGCGAGTACCGGGAGCCGCATCATGGGTGTGGGCTTGTGAGGATTTGCTATTCACAGGATTTTCGTATTTTCAAGTCATTGATTTGTTTGCCGATACAGGCCGAGTGCGCCAAATGTGGCGCGTTGCTCCCAATCGTGTTGGCGTTTTCTTAAACTCAATCGGCACTCAAATTGAGTATTACACAGTCGATGGATCGCGTGTGCCAATGTCTGGTGTCGGATCACTTGTTGTGTTTTACGGCAATGATGAAGGTTTGTTGAATCGCGCTGGTCGCACAATTCGTGCTGGTGCAGAGCTTGAAAGAGCAGCTGCGATGTACGCAAAAGAGCCTGTGCCATCGATGGTTTTGAAATCAAATGGCACCGCGTTACCAGCTGATCGAATTGCAAAGCTTTTGGATGCATGGGGCGCAGCTCGTAGAAATCGCGGCACAGCGTTTCTCAATGCTGATGTTGAATTGACAACAGTTGGATTTTCTCCAGAGCAAATCGGCCTCAATGCTGCACGCGAAATCATTGCAACCGAATTAGCTCGTGCCGTGGGTATTCCGGCCTACTTTATTGATGCGCCGACTGGATCATCCATGACCTATGCAAACGCCCAAACGGCGCGTCAAACTCTTTTGGATTTCTCGCTGCTCCCGCTGATGAACAGCATATCTTCAAGACTTTCAATGCCAGATTTTACGCCGTCAACACAGCGCGTTGAATTTGATCTCAAGGCGTATTTGCGCGGATCAGAAAAAGAGCGTGCAGAGATTTACAAGATTTTGTTTGAAATCGGTGCAATTACTACTGAGGAAATTCGACAAATGGAGGACATGATCTCATGAAGCTAACAACACCAATGCAAATTACGGCAGCCGATTCAGATGCACGCACAATTAGCGGTCGCATTGTTGCTTTCAATGAGCACGCAAATGCATCAACCGGCAAAGTTGTTTTTGCTCGTGGATCAATTCAGCCACAGGATGTTTTTCTTAACCTTGAGCATGACAATACTCGCAGGATTGGGAAAAGTATCGCCATGAGTGTGAACGATAAGGAAATGACGGCCACATTTAAAATCGCCAACACCACAGCTGGCACAGATGCATTGACAGAGGCCATGGAAGGCCTACGGGATGGATTCTCAATTGAGCTGGCCGTGGACAATTACGAAATGCAAAAGGATGGCACCATGAAGGTGCTCAATGGGCAGCTCACAGCTGTCGCGCTTGTAACAGAGCCAGCTGTGCGATCAGCTCGCGTGCAAGAAGTTGCCGCATCAGAGGATTCTGAAACTGAAACAGTTACAGAGACAACAAACCCAAATGAAGGAGACAAGATGGACAACACTACCGAACCAGTAGCTCCTGCCGTTGAACCGGTAGCAGCTCCAGAGGTCGCACCTGTACAGGCATCACGCCCGGCTTACTACACAGCACCACGCTCACCAATTGTGGACAAGGTTTCTTACCTTGAGCACTACCTACGCGCAAGCGTTTTGCATGATGAGGATTCACGACAGTATGTCAAGGCAGCTGATAACACAACATCAACAGCACCCGGCATGATTCCAACACCACAAAGCACACAGGTGATCAACGCACTTGCAAACGCTGATCGTGGCACAATCGATGGCATCAGCAGAGAAACTTTAGTGGCAGAAGGCATGACATTTGAGTTGCCGAAAGTAACAGAAGTGCCAACAGTTTTGCCAATCAACGAAAATGCAGCAATCACAGAATCATCACTATCTGCAACATTTTTGTCGGTTTCCGTACAGCCGTTCAAAGGCCGCGCAATCTCGACTGTCGAGCTTATTGATCGCAGCCGTCCGGAATACCTAACAGCACTTTTGCAGAATCTTGAATTTGCTTATGCAAAAGAGACTGACGAATATGCACTTGCACAAATGCAAGCGGCAGTCACTAGCGTGACAGCACAGGCAGCAAACTCAGCAACGGGATTCCTTGGATACACATCAAAGGCAGCCGCAAATGTTTATGGCGCATCACTTGGATTCGCTCGCTCATTGATTGTTTCACCTACACAATGGGGAAACATCATGGGATACAACGACAATGGCACACCGCTATACAATGCGGCACAACCTAGCAATCAGGCAGGAAATGTCCGAGGCGATTCTTTGCGCGGTGTAGTTTCACCGGGCTTGAACCTTTATGTTTCACGCTCATTTGGTAACGCTGGCACAACAACAGCTGATGGCGATTCTTCAATGGTAGTTGTTAATCCAGACAGCTACACATGGTACGAATCTCCACGCTTTACGCTACGCAGCAATATCAACAGCGATGGAACAATTGACATCCTGTACTACGGCTATGGCGCACTAGCTGCCAAGGTGCCAAACGGCGCACAATTCAATAACCTCCCATAAATCACTATCGGTAGCGGTCGCTCCCGAACGCTACTGACACGAAAGGAACCGAGATGCCAGCAATAGTTACAGCCTCGCAGCTGAGAGCGATTCTTGGTGTCTCGGTTTCTTTGTATAGTGATGCTCAATTGGATTCTTACATAGATTCCGCAGAGCAAACGATTTTGCCTTTACTTACGCAATACCAATCATCGGTGACTTTTGCTAATGTGGATGATTCCGTCATTTATTTCACCACAATGCGGCCAAATTACTTTGTGCCGGGTCAATCTGTTGTTGTTACCGGGGCCGGAATTTACAACGCGACCTATACAGTCACCGATGATCGGATTGAGCCTTACACTTTCACAGCTGCAACAGCCGCAGCTGATCGAACCTATCCATTGCCGTTTATTCCAGCGGCAACAGCGACATTGAGTGGAGCATCGGCAGCCCAGCTGTACGCATCGACACCACCAATTGAAAATGCAATCTTGGTTGTAGCCGTTGAGATTTTTCAGAGCATCACAGCTCCGGGCAACCAAATCATGTCAGACAATTTTCAGCCATCACCATTTATTCTCGGCCGCAGCTTGAGCAATAGAGTGATTGGCTTGCTTGGCCCATTTTTGGATGTTGAAACGATGTGCCAATGAGCATCGAATCAGCAATTCGCACACCACTCAAAACAGCTTTGTCATCCATCGCAGCCAATGTGTATAACGGCATACCAGAGACAATGACTAGCCCATCGATTTGCTTGATCCCGGATGCACCTTATTTGGAAAGCGTTTTGATCGGCAAAAACACAACAAAGGTCAAGGTCAATCTGACTGTGACTGGTGTGGTTGGTTATGCCAACAATGCCGCAGCTTTGGACAATCTAGAAACATTGATGATCTCAATCATTGCAGCAATGCCAAATGGTTACGAAGTCGGAAATGTAAATCAACCTCAACCTTTGGAAGTCGGTGCCGGAAAGTACCTCACCGCCGATCTCCAAGTATCCACCTACTACAACCAATAGGAGACAAAATGCCAACAACAATCATCACCGGCAGAAATGTGAGCTTCAGCATCGATGGGGATACTTTTGATGCACAAGCAACATCTGCAATTCTTACTGTTGATTCAACGATCAATACATATCAGACACTAGACGGCAAGGCGTATTACACAACCGACACTCAAGGCTCATTTGCCGTTGAAATGTTGGCTGATTGGGGCGTTGCTTCATCATTGTGCGAAATGCTTTGGAATCAAGCCGAATCATCACCAAATACACCTTTGGCGGTAATTCTTGAGACAGAGCCGGGCAGCACTTTCAATTTTACTGTGCAACCAATTTTCCCATCAGCTGGAGGCACAGCACCAGATGCACAGACAGTATCAATGACCTTCACTTGTGTGACAACACCAGCGTTGGCATAACGAAAGGAAATCGGGAGCATGAAACTACCAATCACAATTGAGTTCACATCCGGGGAGAGCGCAACCTATACCGCGCTCCCACCGGAGTGGATGAAATGGGAACGCCAAAGCGGAAACACAATTCAGCAGGTATCTGAGAAATTGGGCATTGCTGATTTGATGTTTTTGGCTTATCACGCGATGAAGCGCGAAGCAGCCGGAAAGACTGTGAAGCCTTTTGAAGTGTGGTGCGAAACTGTGACTGACATCAGCATGGGAGAATCCGAAAACCCAAAAGCTACGAGCCGGGAAGCTTAAACCGGATCATTTGGGAATTGGCTATCCATACCGGATTGTCACGATCAGAGTTTCAAACACCAGAGGATGTCTTGACCGCTTTTGAGATTCTAAGGACAAAAAATGGCAACTGAACCAATCACTTATGACAAGAGTGATTTGCGTGGAATCATCAAGGCTTTCAAAGCCATGGATGAACAAGCTGTTTCTGAGGCCAAAGGCGTTTCAAATGGCTTGGCCACTTATTTACAATCCAAAGTCACAGCCGCAGCTGGTGGCCGCCCAAATAAGGCGGCAATTCGCATTGCTCAAGGATCGCGCGTAAGTAAGTCATCAAAGATTGGTGAAATCAGCTACGGCTTTGTATCTCAAAAATTCAGCGGCGGCGGCACGACACAACAGCTTTGGGGCGGTTACGAATTCGGCTCACAGAAATTCAGGCAATTTCCAATTTGGTCTGGCAAAGCTCCCGGCGGCATTGGATCATTTGGATATTTTATCTATCCAACATTGCGCGCCGAACAGCCTCACATTATCTCTCAATGGGAAAATGCATTTACTAAGATTTTGAAGGAGTGGTGATGGCCGGTCAATCAAGAACACTCAAGCTTTCGATTCTGGCTGATGTAGATAAACTCAAGCAAAGCCTCAATGTAGGATCAAAAGATGTCGATGGTTTCGCCGGCAAGATTGGTGACTTTAGCAAAAAAGCGGCATTGGCTTTTGCTGCCGTTGCTGCCGCAGCTGGTGCCATGGCAATTAAAATTGGCGTGGATGCTGTTAAGGCTGCCAGCGACTTGGGTGAAACAATCTCAAAAGTCAATGTTTTATTCGGTAAATCAGCCAAAGACATTGAGAAATTTGCAGATGGCGCGGCAGCATCGTTAGGCCAGACAAAGCAACAGGCATTGGATGCCGCAGCTACATTTGCCACATTTGGTAAATCCGCCGGATTAAGCGGTGAAAATCTAAGCAAATTCTCAATTGACTTTGTAAAATTATCATCAGATTTGGCCTCTTTCAACAACACATCACCAGAGCAAGCGATCAATGCAATTGGATCAGCTTTACGAGGCGAAGCAGAACCTTTAAGAGCTTATGGCGTTTTACTTGATGATGCTTCATTGCGCCAAGCCGCTTTGGAATTAGGAATCATCAGCACAACCAAAAATGCATTGACACCACAGCAAAAAGTATTGGCAGCTCAAGCTTTAATTTACAAGCAAACATCAGCTGCACAAGGCGATTTTGAGCGCACCAGCGATGGTCTAGCCAACAAAACACGCATCCTTACAGCTCAATTAGAAAATGCCAAAACCACAATTGGTCAGGCACTTTTGCCGGTAGTTTTACAATTGGCCAATTTCTTTTCAGAAAAGGTCATCCCAATTGTTCAACAAGTTGCTGATGCTTTTGGCAAAAAATCCGGTGGAATGGATGGCACATTGACATCGTTGGCTGATGGCATCAAAGGTTTTGTGCAACCCATTTTTGAAGGTTTCCGATCAGCTTTCGACAAAATCAAAAAAACTGTTATTGAAAACAAAGATGAATTTCAAGCCTTTTTTGATGTCATCAAAGCTGCCGCTCCAATCATTGGCAATGTTATTGGCAAAGCTTTCAGCGTGGTTGGCGATGTAGCCAGCGTTGTGTTAAACATCATGGCAAATGTGGTTGGAGCTTTACGCGGTTTAATCAATACCGCAATCGATTTGGTCAATATTGGAATTCGTGGTTTTAACTTAATTAAGCCGGGTGCCGACATTTCACCCATTTCAAAAATTGGCTCATCAACTGGATCAAGCTCTACAGGTGGCATTTCTGTGCCAGCTTCGTCATTGCCAAGTGGTTTTACATCCGGTGGAGGATCATCAACCGGTGGTGGCGCAACGGGAAGCGGATTGACCGGGGGAACTGGTGGCACGACTGGTGGCGGCTCAACGGGCGGATCACTAGGCGGCGCGGTAACAAAGATTGCAAAAGACACCAAAAAGGTCGTTGATGATGTTGCTGGAGCTTTTGATAATTTTACAAGCGGCACAACGACTTTGGCCGGGGTAATGGCAGCTTCCAATCAACCATTTGCTTTTGGCACATCCGGTGTCAATACCAACACTCTTGCTGGCATTTTGGCGGCATCAACAAAACCAAATGTGACTGTCAATTTTAATGGAATAGCAACCGATCCCGAAGGCACGGCGCGTGCTCTTGTTGATACGATCAACAATTCATTTTATCGCGGTACAAATGGCGCAACAAACTTGGTAATTGCATGAGTGTTTTCAATCCAATTTGGCGTGTGATTATTGGTGGAACAACATACACAAATTACACTTTGGCAAACCTTACAATCACATCGGGTCGGACAAACATTTATGAGCAAGCCAATGCCGGATATGTCAATTTAGAGCTGATTAACCTTGATCAATCAATCGTTGATATTGAAATCAATGATGCGGTGACTATTGAATTGCAAGATTCCACAGCTACATTTGTGCCAATTTTTGGCGGCACAGTCGTGGAGTTTGACATTGGAATTGCGGCATCTGGTGTGATTGGCATCAATCAATCGGTGAAAATCATAGCTTTGGGAGCTTTGTCACGATTGCCAAAAGCATTAACCGAAGGTGTGTTGGCTAAAGATTTTGATGGGGATCAGATTCTCACGATTCTGACTGATCTGTTGATCAACTCATGGAACGAAGTGCCGGCAGCTTTGCAATGGGCAACCTATGATCCAACAGAGCAATGGCAAGATGCCCAAAACACGGGATTGGGTGAGATTGATACACCAGGCAATTACGAGTTGGCCAATCGTGGTTCATCAACGATCAATGTTTATTCATTAGTTTCAGCTTTAGCAACATCCGGATTGGGTTACATTTACGAAAACGCATTGGGGCAAATTTCATATGCTGACAGCACGCATAGATCGGTTTATTTGGCGGCCAACGGATACACCGATCTTTCAGCTGCTCAGGCTTTAGCCGATTCGCTATCGATCCAGACTCGCGCTGGTGACATCCGGAACGAAATTGTGTTGAAATACGGCAACAATTCCAACAATGAGGTTGTGGATTCTGATGCAACATCGATTGGCCTCTATGGCAAATTAGCGCAAATCATCACTACCACAATTGAAAATGCCAGCGATGCCGGGGATCAAGCTGCTTTTTATTTAACGCTAAGAGCCTATCCACAGGCCAATTTTAATCAAATCACTTTTGAGCTGACCAACCCAGAAATTGATGATGCTGACCGGGATGCATTAATCAACATTTTCATGGGGTTGCCATTGCGCATCAATGATTTGCCGTTGAACATGGCAGCTGGCACATACCTTGGTTTTGTCGAAGGTTGGACATGGCGTGCCGCATACAACAGCGTTTCGGTCACGGCTATCCTTTCCCCATTGGCATTTTCATTGCAAGCCATGCAATGGCAAGATGTCGCAATTGCAGAACAATGGAACACAATCAGCGGCAGCCTAGATTGGGCTGATGCGTTAGTCGTAGCGTAAGGAGAAAAAATGGCAAACCCGACATCGAATTTTAACTGGCAAATGCCCACACCGACAGATTTGGTCACGGATTTGCCAGCTGATTTTGAGGTATTTGGTCAGGCGGTCGATACATCGTTGGCCGATCTTAAAGGTGGCACAACCGATCAAGTGTTGGCCAAAAATAGCAACACAGACATGGATTTCAAATGGGTCACATCAGATGATGCTAACGCGATCCAAAACTCTATTGTCGATGCTAAAGGCGATCTCATCGCAGCTAGTGCAAACGACACACCAGCAAGATTGGCTGTCGGCAATAATGGGGAGCAAATTGTAGCAGATAGTTCCGCTTCGGTCGGACTTAGATACAGCGCAACGCCAAGCGCATCCAATCCAGTTCTAAATTCAGCAATGCAAGTGTGGCAGCGGGGAACATCTATTGTGCCAACTTCTAATAGTTATGTTGCAGACCGCTGGTATTCTTTTGCCAATAGTGCAGCGACAGCATCTCGTCAAAATACCAACGACACGACTAATTTACCTTCTATTCAATATTGCTTAAGGATGCAAAGAACCGCAGGTTCAACTTCTGTAGTGGCTTTTGTATTAAGTCAAAGTATGGAAACAATAAACTCAATTCCTTTTGCTGGTAAAACTGTCACTTTGTCTTTGTATGCTCGCAGAGGTGCAAATTATTCTGCAACTTCCAATTTTATGGGTTTTCGTCTTTGGTCGGGAACTGGCACAGATGAAAATCAAGCCTCTTACACAGGCGCGGCAATTCCGTTAGATGGGTCTGCAACTCTAACAACTACTTGGCAACGCTTTACAGTTACGGGAACAGTTGCAACATCAGCAACAGAAATAGCAGTTCAGATTTATGGCACGCCTACAGGCACAGCAGGTGCGGCAGATTTCTTTGAGGTAACAGGTGTGCAGTTAGATGTGGGAAGTGTCGCTTTACCATATCGCACCAATGCGGGAACATTTCAAGGAGAACTTAGCGCCTGCCAGAGATACTACTATCGAAATGCAAGTGGTCGTGCTTACGGACACATTGCTTTTGGTATGGCTTATTTAACGACAGGCGCATCATTTAATGTTGTTTTACCTGTAACTATGCGAGCAACACCGAGTTCTATTGAGTTCGCTAATTTGCAAGTAAATCAGCCAGGAACAGGTGGTTCAACAGTTACGACTTTAACTTATAGCCAAATTGAATCTAGTTTTAATTTTGCAAATGTTGCGGCTACTGGTTTATCAGGATTGACACAGTATCGTCCTTATTACTTAATCAACGACAATAACATCAACGGCTATTTTGCAGCCAGCGCGGAGTTGTAAAATGAATAATGTAGAGTTTATTAAAGTTACAAGTGGTGCGGGTATTGAAGAAGAACACGCAATTATTGACAGAGGCAACGGAGAGTTTACTTCAATGCCAAAGGCAGAATACGACCGCCAGCAAGCGGAACAATCCACACCGATGATTCCGGGCGATGAGTAACTTTCCACAAGGCACATTGCCGCGTTTGATTCAGGTCGCGCTCGCTGAGGTGGGCACAATTGAAACAGGCAACAATGAGACCAAGTACGGCAAATTTATGAAAGCCGACAAGCTGCCATGGTGTGGCTCGTTTCTCAATTGGTGTGCTTATCAAGCCGGGGTCAAAGTGCCAAATGTTGTAAGCACGCGAGCTGGAGCTGAGGCATTTAAGAAAACGAAGCAATGGCACACAACGCCAAAAATTGGTGACTTTGTTTTCTTTGATTTCATCATTGATGACAAAGAAACGATCAATCACATTGGCTTGGTAATCCGAGCATCGGAAAAACAGATCGTGACCATCGAAGGCAACACATCAGGCGGATCAGGAAGCCAGCGCAATGGTGGCGAGGTCATGGTCAAATCAAGAACTTTGGGAGCACGCTCATTTGTTATCGGTTACGGCCGACCAACTTATGAGCCATTTTCCGGTGATTTACCGGATCGACCAAAAGGAGAAGAATAATGGAGCAAGCAAAAGCAATTGCAGCATCATGGGCGCGCTCATACATAGCAGCAGCTTTGGCCGTGTACATGGCCGGTGGAGACATCAAGGCAATGGCGATGGGTGGCGTGGCAGCTGTTGTGCCGGTAATTTTGCGCTGGTTAAATCCAGCTGACAAAGCTTTCGGATCAACGGGGAAATGATCCCGAAACTACGCGCGGCAGGTTTAGCTTTGATCCTTTCGCTAAGCCTTGCCGGGTGTGGTTATGATGGTTGGGTCAGATACCCATGCCAAGAGCATGAAAATTGGGAAAACAAAGATTGCCAGAAACCTCAATGCAAGGTGACTGGCACTTGTACAGAGGATTTGATAGGCAATGCCTTCCAAGAGTAAAGAGCGATTAAGCCAAGAGGACATCAAAGCACGGCTCATGTTTCTCATTGGCTCGGTGCTGGCCATTGTGTTTCTTATTGTCACTTTGGGCATCACTTACGCATTGATCTTTGTGACACAGCCAATTGGAGCACAAGCTCCCAATGATGCAGCTTTCATTGATCTGCTTAAAACATTGGCGATCTTTCTCACCGGGTCATTGGGTGGGGTTTTGGCATCTAATGGCCTTAAAGATAAAACCACAAAATCAGAATATGAAAAAAGCATTGAGAGGCGTTTAGGCGGTAGCGACACGCCATGATTTGAGCGTGATTCTTGAATTTGTCTGCTTATCCTGTCACTCTCTCTTTTGGGAGCGAAGCACAGTAGTTCCCGAATCGGGAGCAATACAATGAACGAAGCATCAATTGTAATCATGTGTTTGATTGCTGGAGCCTTTTGGGCTGTCATGGCCTATTCGGTAGGTTTTAAGGAAGGCGAGCGACAAGGCTATACAAGAGGCCGAGCCGTAGCACGCCATGCTGTATCAGCTGATCGGAAGGTCAAATGATGGCCTCTTTTATGGATGGATACGAAGGCAACAAAGAGCGCACAGACCGCTGGATTGCCACATTTCCGCAAGGTAGGTTGGAATCGCACATTATTGAATTCAATGCCGAAAAAGGCTATGTCCTTGTACAAGCAAAAGCATTTCGCAATCAAACCGAAATCGATCCAGCTGGCATTGATTATGCATACGGCTATCTTGCAGCTTATCCAGACAAAATGAAACGCTGGATGATTGAGGACACTTGCACATCAGCTTTGATGCGCGTGATGGCCTTGGTTATGGGCAACACCGAAAAGGCAACCAAAGAGGTGATGGCTTTAGTTAAGAGCGAAACACCGGCAGCCGACTATGACTATTGGACAACCAAACATGGCGATGTGCCGAGTTATCAAACAGCGGTCGAAGCTGAGCAAGCTGGCACACCAACATTTGGATCATCAGCCGATTCTGCATGGACAGCTGATGCCGTGCCATCGTGTTTCCACGGATCAATGCGCTGGAATCAAAGCAAGCCAGATGCACCCAAATCATGGGGCGGCTACTTTTGCAGCGAGAAAATCAAAGAGAAGCAATGCACACCGCGTTGGTATGTCTTGCGCAGCACAGGAACATGGGAGCCACAAGTATGAGCGACTATGTTGAGATCATCTATACACAAGAGATGAAAGCGCGATTGATGTGCAATGGCGAAATCATTGAGGAATACAAAATTGAGCAATGCGACAAATGCTCACAGCTAAGGCGATTGGATCATTTCGGCTACCAAAAAGGCTATGACAAGCAAGACAACATCATTTGGTTCTGTGGTGATTGCCGATGATAGATCGCATTGAAGAAGTGCAATGCATGATTGCAGCCATCCAACATTGTCATGATCGATCAGCTGATCACAACTCACGCATTGTCAAAAACCTTTCGTGGTTTGAGTATGTGGCACAGATGGGCGAATCAATGGCAGCTGAGTTATTCGTGGCCAAGCGATTGGGTTATGAGTACACACCGGGCATCACATGGGATAAGTCAAAGGCCGATGTGGGCGAACACATCGAAGTCAAATGGTCAGCCAATCCAGCCAGCAATTTATGGATTCAGGATTCAGATCGCCATGACCGAGACATTGCCGTATTGGTTACAGGCAACACACCCAAGATGCACATTATTGGCTGGATGCCCGTGGCCGTAGCTAAAAAACCACGCTACCGAAACGCATCACAAAACAATTGGAGCGTGCCACAAATCAATCTGCAACCAATCGAAACACTTATGAGGAGCAATTATGCACATCCTGCAATTTGATTGTTCGATCTGTTCAAAGCTTTACGGAAAGCCAAAGCAACGCCATGGACTCAAGAAAGGTGCAGAATTAACAGAGCATGAATGGTTTGCACAATGCATGAGCTGTGGCACATTTGGAATCAAGATCGTTGATGATGCTCGGATTGACGAAATGTCATTGTGAATAAGTTATCCACAGGCTTTGTCCACAGGTGTGCGAAACCTGTTGGAATCGCCCAAGATTACGCTCGGTATTTGACAACGCATATACCATCTACACGAGGTAGCGAGCCGGTGAGCCGGATAGCTCGCAGCCGATGTTTGATGGTTTTGGCCGTGCTATGTCTTGTTGGCACAACACCGGCTAACGCAACAAAAGAAGTTAAACCATCGATTGATTATCTAAAGTTATATGCACATTCAAGGATTGTTAATTGGCAAGAATTCAAATGCTTTGACAAACTGATAACAAAGGAAAGCAATTGGCGTGTTAATGCAATCAACGGATCGCACTTTGGTTTAGGCCAGATGCGTAATCCAAAGTACAGAAACCTTGATGGCTTTCGCATGATTGACTGGAGCCTCCGCTATATAGATCACAGATACCAAGGCTCAAGCTGCAAAGCCTATGAACATTGGCAGAAGCGTGGGTGGCATTGATGTCACGCAATTGGAAAGGTGGTAGCACAGCGCGGTGGCGTAAGATCAGAGAGATGGTGCTTAAGCGTGATGGTTGTTGCCAGATATGCGGTCAAACGGAAGGCCAAATGCATATTGATCATGTAATTCCAAAGCGATTGAACGGGAGCGATGAATTATGGAATTTGAGGCAATTATGTCAAAAATGCAATTTGGTCAAAGGTGGTCGTTTTTTTGAGGCGGCTAAGACAC